ATCTATATCATCAGGCTTTAATTCCTCATAAAAAGTATCAACAATCTTACTAGGACTCCAATGATCTTCTAATATAATTAAATTAGAATCTTCTATTCTTTCTGATTTACCACTTCTAACGCAATGTACTTTTAAACAATTTAGTTTAGTCAGTGTAGGCTCATTAGAAACAATATCTATTTGATAAATCTCTTCTGCCATAATCAAAGCATCTTTAAAACCATTATTAAACATCCTTGGAAAGTTTTGCTCTGCAGAATAATGTTGTAATATTTGTGTAGCAAGTCTTTCTCTTATATCCTGGTAATCATATTTAAGGAAGTCTTCTAACTCAGCATACTTCTCTTCTAATTCTTCTTTAGAATATTCTTTATCAAAATACTCTAACATCTTTTCTTTAAGTTGCTGTTTTAAATCTTCTTCTTTTTTACTAATAGCATCGTGATTAGTAACTAATACTTTATAATCAAATCTTCTGTTAATCTCTTCTCCTACTAATAAATCTACTTTAGCATTCATTACAGGATGATGAGGAATATTATCAGGAATATAAGATGCATCCATACCATGTGGATTAACTGTTGTTTTTAGATCCCTAACATCAACAATACCATTATAAAGGTTTAGATTTATAATCTTATTTTTAAGAGTCTGCCGTACAGATTCATTATGATAAAAGGAAAACTTATCTGCTCCATCAACATTTTCTTTACGCCACTCTTTAGTCTTGTTTTTATATGATAATCTTTGTAATGGTTGTTTGTTATGTCTCATGTTAAAAGTTTGATTATTGCAAATATAATATTATTTATAATAATAACAAAATTATTAATTGTGTTTATTAATTTTCTGAATGGTCATCCATAGCTCTTTTAGTATCTATATCTTTTACTTTAGTATAGTTTTTAGTAAAGAAAGGATCTTCAGATAGTTGCTTTAGTTTCTTGTTTTTATTCTCTTTTGCTTGCTGAGTTCTTTTCTTTCTTTCTTCTCGTAGTATCATTAACATACCCATTGAAGATATTCTATCAAAGTTACCATCAGAATTCCACTTGATAGCTTCCTCTATGTAACCAAAACTTCTAATCTTATGTAAATTCCAAGTATCTTCTTCTCCATAAGCATCTGACATCATCCACTCTGCTTGTAAATCTCTACCTAACTTGTTGATAGCTGCACTAGCATGTGTGCCTTTAGCTTTATTACCGTATTGTCCAGTAAGTTTTACTAACTCCATATCTTTTAAAATTTGAGGAGTATCACATAGTAAGTATAAACAATTCCTATTAGAAAAGTGAGTAAACAAACCTTTTAAGTTGCTTTCATAATTTGCTTGAGCATTATAAAAAAGTAATAACTTTATAGTTATATTGTAAGCTTCTTTTATAAGCTTAGGTCTACCTGTGTATTCTGCAACTACTCTATCTGTCCAAGAGTCCATTATAAATACAGAGTACAAAGATTTACCAGTATCAGAGTCTACAGGGTCAATACCTGATATATATCTATCTCTAAACACAATTCCATTGCCATTCTTTTTAGGCATCTCAAATATTTCAACAGCTCCTGTCTTATCATTAGAAGCTAAATCATATCTTCTCAATGGAGTTAGTTCAGAATTATTTTTCCACTTAATGCTTCCATTTGCTTCTGTAAGTAAATCTCCTACGTAATGATTAGATAAAAAGTTTTCTTTATCTACATATATAGTCTCAAAGTATTGTTTTAAATCTGCTACAGGGAATACAGTTCCTTCTGTACGCATAATAGCTTCTTGAGGTGTAATAGGTTCCTCTGCTTTTCTTTGTGTAATAGTAGATGAGTCAGAAGAGCTATATTTAATTTTAAATCTATCTAGACAAATTTCTATTAATGCCTTAATAATATCAGGCTCGCCTGTATTTTCATTATAACAGTTATTTCTGTTTAAATAAGATCCCCAAAAGAATGAACATTCTATTTGTGGATTAGAGTTTCTATCATACACATTAGGTATTCCAAATATATTATAAGCATTGGGATTGTAAAATAGTTTTTCTGATCCTTCGAAAGAAGCACCTTCTACTCCACCTGTTCCTCCTGCTAACATAAATCCAGATGCAACTCCTCCATCTTCCACAGCTTTTCTATTAACAGTCCAAGCTTTTTCTAAATTAGGAAATAACCCATCTTCTTCATAATGAATAAAAGGCCCTCTAACTCCCCTTGCTTTGTCAGGGTTATCTTTTAATGATATTCCATATATAGAAGATAACAAGCCTTTACGAGAACCATATTCATCTTCATACCCAAGTTGGATCTCCATAGACCTCTTACCATCTACTAATCTCATACGTGGCAAAGGTGTATGTTCTGCAATCCAGTCTAGTGTATCTAATACTTTACCCCATATACCTTTATCTCCAGCTAAGAAACCTTTCTCTGATGCTAAGTGAAAATTAGGATTTCCTGATCCAGGATAACAATATATATTTCTAGGACTCCATGATCCTGCTTTAAAACTAAATCCAATTCCCCTAGTCTTTAGTAACTTACCATGCTTACCTAATTCTTTAGCCTTGCTAACATAATGGTAAAATAAATAATCTCCTAGCCAAGGCTTAGGAAACTTTTTAACTCTATTACCTTTCTTAGTACCTTTAGTTTTTTTATCTTTTTCTACTAACCAAATAGGAGAGTAATTCCAATAAAAATATAATTCTCCTGGAATCCATTCTCCATCATCTCTTACTAATCCATATCTCCATCTATCTACTTCTTCTCTCCAAAAATTAGCATAATCAGATTTAGGATTACCATTTGGTATGATGTTAGTGTACTTACCATTTTTTTCAAAGAATATAGCTTTCTCTCTAAAAAAATCCATATCCTCAAGTATATGAGGATTAGAGATATCTATTTCTTTTCTCCCATCCTCATAATCTACTTGATTTTCATTTTCATCTTCATAAGTCATTACAGGCCTATCTTTAATAAAGCCTCTAACCTCTTCAGGTTGAATTAAGTTATCAATAAACTTAACACTAGCAATGAATCCAACAACATCATCATATACTTCTTTTGGTAAATTATTTTTCAACTCCTCTGTTAAAGGAGTTTGATAACTATTCATTTTATAATTCATACGGACTTGTAATTAATGTTGCTGTAGATAGCAAAGTTTTTGATACAGAAATAGCATTTTTAAATGCAGTCTTAGTAACTTTAGAAGGATCAATAATAACACTCGTATCTAAGTTTGATAAGTCTGTACCATTCTCTTCTAATTTTTTAGAAGGCATAAGGAATAGATCAGAGAATAAGCTTTCCTTATACTTATTATGTAAGGACTTTAAAAACTCTCCTCCCCCAGGTAGAATACCCTCGTTAAGAGCACAATTCACAGCAAGTACTGCATCTTCAACTCTATCTCTTCTTTCTTTAGCTTCTATATTAGATTCTCCTCCTACTCTAATTGTAACAGTTTTATCAGTTAACTTTTCTAGTCTAATTTTTAAAGTATCTTTACTTACCTCGTCATTTGTTTCTTTTATAGCTTTCTCTAAGAATTTAATCTTATTTTGTAGCTGAGTATTAGTTTCTGAAAATATAGTAACTTTATTAAAATCAATCTTTACGCTAACTCCAATTCCTCCTATATAAAAATCATCTTCTTTTACTAAATCACAGTATGATACAATATCGTCAATAAGTAATCTTTTAAAATCAGACATTCCAGGAGCTTCTATTAGTATAATCTTTTCCTGATACTGTTTGTTATATAATCCAACTTTTTCTACAACATGACTGTTAAAAGAATGCGCTACAATCAAATTAGTTCTACTCTTATTAATTTTCTTACTTAATACTTTAGAAAAAGAAGTTAGTTTATCATTTAGTAATATAATATTTAAATCTTTGTAAGTTCCGTCTTCTACATAAGTATTGATAGTCTTATTCTTTCTCTCTATTATATAGCCATTTTCTTTTTCTATGTTATCTTTAAGATTAATATCTTCTGTAATCTTAATATGATCTGAATACTTAAATGCTTCTAATACTAAATCTACAATGCTAGAATCTCCATTGGATGCTACATTAGTAATCTTTTTAATGTACTCTTTCTTATCCTCTGTAATGAGTACAGAACTTTTGTTTATTTCATTTGTTACTTCCTTTTCTAAAAAACTTAACTCTTCTCTAATTTTTTTATAAGGAGTACCATTTTGTAACAATTCAATTCCTTTTAATATAAAGAATTGGGTGAATAATATAGATGTAGTTGTCCCATCTCCTGCTTCATCTACAGTTTTTTGTGCTACTTCTTTTATAATGTCTGTAATTATATTTTTTTGTGAGTCTCTATAACCAATAGACTTTAGTACTGATACTCCATCCTTTGTTACATAATATTGTCCATTAAAATTTTTAATAATTACTGTCCTGCCATCTGGCCCTAACGTAGAAGTTACAGCATCTCCTATTTCTTTTACAGTTTCTTTTAGTAAACAGTAATATTCTTTATCTGTTAGTATTTCCTTATTATAATCCATCCTCAAACATATTAAAGGTTCTTGTTCCTTTTGATTTATTTTCCATAGTTTCTTTCTCTTTTACTACTTGCTTGTACGCTTCTTTTAAGTCAGACATAAGCTTTGGTACTTTTTGTATAGCAGTTGTTATTTTAGCAATATCTATAACAGGCTTACCATTGTTATCTCTTTCTTCTAATAGCTCTTTTGTTTGAGCTAAATAATTTCCTACATCAGATGCAGCTCGTAAAGAATTTAAATATAATTGTTCAATTATTGTTGTACTTAAACTAATATATAAGTCAATACTTGCTTGCACATAACTGTCTATCTTCCAAGAGTCTTTTAGTCCTACTTCCTTTTTTACTTCTTCTATTCTTTGCTCTTTTTCTAATATATGCTGGAAATCAGATCTAATATCACAAAAATGAA